AGAAGCACTTAAAATTACTACATAGGTGGCGAAGAAGAAGAATAATCTTCTCAATAAAATAGAACACGAGACAGGCAGTAGATTTAAAAAGACTAGCCAAAGTAAAAGAAGACCTAAGTTTTCATCAATGAATAAACATAAAAAGAGAACATTCAAAAAGAGTAATAGAGGTGGAAGATAAAAAACCATTAAATAAAATTATTCGTGAAACGAAAGGTAATAAGAAATTTAAGGTATTCGTAAAAGATGGTGAGAAAATAAAGACCATCAGATTTGGTGACGCTAATATGAGTATTAAGCGTGACGACCCAAAAAGACGTAAAGCATTTTTTGATAGAATGAAACCTATCTTAGCTAAAGTAAAAGGTAATAAGCGACATAGTCCAATCTATTGGTCGCTAAGGTCTTGGCGTCTTGGAACAAAAATCGGTTAAGAAAAAGTGTAAATGCAAAGAGTGTAAGTGCAAAACAAAGTATAAAAAGAAAAGATTAACTGAAGAAGAATTTTGGAAAATAATGTCTAAAAGATTTCACAAATGAACACCACTTCTCATAAGAGGGGTGTACTTATTAAAATCTAACTTAGCCACTTACGAGTGACAACTTAGGAATGAAAGTAAATAGGTAGATAAATAAATAGTTAATAAGGAGAAAATAAACTATGGCAAACGCTACACCAACAAGACTAGGTCAAAACCTAGCAACAGGTGACGCTAATGCTCTTTTCCTAAAGATTTTTTCTGGAGAAGTCTTATCTGCTTTTGGTAGAGAAAACCAAATGATGAATATGACAACTGTCAGAAATATTCAAAATGGTAAATCTGCTTCTTTCCCAGTCACTGGTAAAATCACAGCAGAATATCATACAGCAGGAAATGAGATAACTGGCTCAACTGTTAAACAAACAGAGAAGTTAATTAACATAGATGATATGTTGATTTCTTCAACTTTCGTTGCAGAAGTAGACGAACTTAAAAATCATTTTGACGTGAGAAGTATATTCTCAAACGAAATGGGTCGTGCTTTAGCAAAAAAAGTAGACAAACACTTACTACAACTAATCGTCAAAGCTAGTAGAAGTTCTGCAAATATCAGTGGTGACACTGGTGCAGGTACTGAAATAGTAGACGCTGACGCTGATACAAATATGGATAGCTTAATTGCTTCTGTATTTGAAGCTATCCAAAAGTTAGATGAGAATGATGTTCCATCAACTGAAAGATATATGGTTGTCACACCAGACATTTACTACAAATTAGCAAATGTTGATAAACTTGTAAGCAGAGATTTCTCAGCTAACAATGGTGACTTCGGTAAAGGGTCAGTAGTAGCAATCGGTGGAGTTCCAGTAATTAAATCAAATACAGCAGTAGACAGTTATGTAAACTCTGCAACTGATAGTGCAACTGGACAAAACAACGATTACTTAGTCAATGCTTCAGACGTTGTTGCGACTATCTTCCAAAGAGGTGCAATAGGAACTGTAAAGAGAAAAGACTTAACTCTTGAAAGTACTTATGACCCAAGAAGAATGGGAACATTAATGACTGCAAGAATGATGATTGGTTCAAACATTCTAAGACCAGAATGTGCAGTATCAATTAACAAATCGTAATAAACGATAACTTCAGGCGTAGAGATTAACACAGACAATCTACGCCTGTTGTTCAAAGGAGAAATTTATGCCGTGTTGGTTTTGTAAATTAAAAAGATGGTTAGGAAAAAAGATAGACGATTTCTTCGATAGCTTTTTACCATAATGACTACAACAGCAAGAAGCACTGAACTTGAAAGTGTAAATGTAATTCTTTCAACAATTGGGGAAGCACCGTTAAACTCTTTGAGTGGGTCTTTACCAGTAGACGGAACAGTAGCTAAAAATGTTTTATCTGAGATTTCTAGAGAAGTTCAATCAGCAGGTTGGCACTTCAACACTCACTATAAAGCAACATTAACAAGAGATACAAATAATAAAATTCCAGTAGGAACTAATGTAGTTAGAGTAGAACTAGACCCAAATCTAGTACCTAAAGCTGATTATGATTTAGTTCAACGTGATGGCTTCCTATTTAATATGGCAAAAAATACTGACATATTTGATAGAAACTTTGAAGATGTCACTCAGGTTTTATTATTACCTTTTAATGAAATACCTGAACAGGCAAAAAGATATATAACAATAAGAAGTGCTAGAGTGTTTCACGATAGAACACTTGGTGCAAATACTTTACATAAATTTTCACAAGAAGATGAAAAACAAGCGTTATCAATTTTAAGAAACGCTGAAGCTAGAACTGGTGATTTCACAATCTTTGATACACCAGAACAAATTTATACAATAGCAAGAAACAATAGAGGTTATTAATGCCTTTAGTATCACGAACAATTCCTAATTTAGTTCAGGGTGTTAGTCAGCAACCAGAGGTTCTAAGACTAAGTTCACAAGCAACAACACAAATAAACGGTTTTAGTTCTGTTGTTGAGGGTCTTAAAAAAAGACCACCAACTAATTACATTGCTAAATTATCTTCATCTACTTTTGGTAATTGTTTTATTCATACAATCAACAGAGACGCAAATGAAAGATATGTTGTCATTGTAAAAAATGGTTCACTAGAAGTTTATGATATTAATGGAGTTCAAAAGACTGTTGTAAATCAAACTAATGCAACAAACTATTTAGCTTCGACAGACCCAAAGAATGATTTTGTTTTAGTCACAGTAGCTGACAATACCTTTGTTTTAAATAAAAGTATTGCCAATGAAATGGATACAACAACAAGTCCTGCTAAAGTAGAACAAGCAGTTTATTCAGTTTTACAAGGTGTTAATAACACACCATACTCAATTACAATTGATGGAACTACGACTACGTTTACTTCATCAAACACTGATACTAAAGCAATTCGAGACGGATTAAAAAGTGCAATAGGAAGTCCGTCAGGAATTACTTTAGCAAATATTGGAGACAGTAGTTTTTCAATTGTTAAATCTTCAGGAACATTAAGTGTATCAGCTTCTGATGGATTTGGTGATGACGCTTCACAAGTAGTTGCAGATAAAGTTCAAAACTTTTCTGACTTACCTCAACCTGCAATTAACAATATGGTTGTTGAAGTGACAGGTGACGCTTCAAATAATTTTGATAATTATTTTGTAAAATATAATACTGATGTTTGGGAAGAAACTGTAAAACCTGCAACACCAATAGATATTAAAGAAACAAAATTTCCTCATTTATTAATAAGAACTGCTGATGGAAACTTTAGGTTTACTCAGATAGACGGAAGTTCTTATACAATATCAGCTACTTCATATGATGTACCCACGTTAGGTAGCAGAGTAGCAGGAGACTTAAACTCTGCACCTGACCCAAGTTTCATAGGTAAGAAGATAAATGATATTTTCTTTCATAGAAATAGACTAGGTGTTCTTGCAGATGAAAATGTAATTATGTCTAGAAGTGGAGAGTTCTTTGAGTTCTTTCCTGAAACAGTGACTTCAGCTTTAGATACTGACCCAATAGATGTTGCAAGTACTCATACTAAAGTAAGTATATTACAACACGCAGTTTCTTTTGATGAAGAACTTTTAATATTCTCAGAGCAATCACAATTTATGGTGACTGGGGGTGCAACACTAACAGCGAGTAATATATCAATAAATGTCACAACAGAATTTGAAGCAGACAAAAAAGTTAAGCCAGTCGGTTCAGGGTCTAATGTCTTCTTTACATTTAATAAAGGAAATTTCTCAGGGGTTAGAGAGTTTTTCGTTGCGTCTGATACAGATACGAAGAAAGCTGACGATATTACAGCTAATGTGCCTAAGTTTGTTCCTGCTAATGTTTTCAAACTTGCTACTTCTACTACTGAAAATATCTTAATAGCTTTGTCTTCTGATGAAGATAATGCTCTATATGTATTTCAATATTATGTAGCACAAAACAAAAGACTACAATCTGCGTGGCACAAATGGACTTATGGTACTTCTACTTCAGATAAAATTTTAAATGTAGATTTTATTGAGAATACTTTATTTATAGTAAATGAAAGAAGTGATGGAGTTTATTTAGAAACTATTGATGTTTCACCTGCACTTACAGATAGTGGAGAAACTTATCTTACTCACTTAGATAGAAAAATTAACAACACTCAGATTACAGAAAGCTACAACGCAGGAACTAATCAGACTACTTTAACTTTACCATACACAATAAATAATACTATGAAAGTTGTAGGTAAGTCTGGTGCTTCAAATAAAGCAGGACAAGAGATAGCAACAGTTAGTCAATCAGGAACAAGTATTGTAGTTTCTGGTGATATTACAGCACAGAATTTTTTCATAGGAGAGCAATATGAATTTGAATTTCAATTCTCTCAACAATTTATCCAAGTAGCTGATAGCGTAGGTAGTAGAATATCAGTCAAAGAGGGTAGATTACAAATAAGAAACTGGTCGGTTTCTTTTAATGATACAGGATTTTTTACGACAGAGGTGACACCAGTAGGTCGTGATACTTCTAACTCTACATTTACAGGTACGGTTTTAGGAAGTGGACTTACAGGAACTATAAATTTAGAAGATGGAGATTTTGATTTTGCAGTTCAATCTGAAAATGACAAACTAACAGTCAAACTTAAAAACAATAGTCACTTACCGAGCAACTTTATAAATGCAAGTTGGCAAGGTTTCTATGTCACAGCAAGTCAAAGAATTTAACGGATTTCGTTTATCTACACACGAAGATTGCCATTACTTAGCAGATAGACTTCGATATGAAGATAAAAGAGAAATTTTAGCTAATTCAGGTTCAACACCTTACAATGCTTTATTAAGAGGTTATGTTGCTTCTGAACTTTGTTTTACAATTGTAGACAAAGAAAATGTACCAGTCGGAATGTTTGGAGTATCTAAAGACGGTGCTATTTGGTTATTAGCTTCAAACGATATTTATAGAATTAGATTTAGTTTCTTACGAGAAAGCAGAAAAGTCATAGACTTCCTAAATCAAAAATACCCAACACTATGGAACTACGTTGATTGTAGAAATGAACTACACATTAGATGGTTGAAGTGGTGTGGTTTTAAATTTTTACGAAAAACAAACTACGGAGTTTTACAACAACCATTTTATGAGTTTATTAAATTATGTGTGACCCAGTAACATTAGTGACAGTTGCCAGTGCAGGTCTTCAGTACCAAACAGCAAAAGCACAGCAAAAGGCACAGTACGAAGCACAGAAAAGACAAAATGAAATTGCAAGAGCAAATGCAATTAGAAGATATGCAACAGAACAATTAAAGATTAGACAAGTTATTGACAGAAGTGCTGAAAAAGGTTTTCAAGCAAGTATCAAAGGAAGAAAAGCTAGAGCAAGATTTATTGCAGGTTCAGAGGGATTAGCTTTATCTGGTTCACAAGAAAGGTTAATGGCAGATTATTATAGAACTGAGGGCAACTTCAATTCTGCTAGACAAAGAAATTTAGGAATAAATATTTCACAATATGAAAGAAATTTAGAAGCAATTCAATTTGGACAACAGGCACAATCAACTTATGTGTCACCACCAAATCCTGCATTATTATTTGCTTCAGCTTCTTTAGATGTAGCTAACTCTTATTACTCACTTCAAGCACAAAAAGAAATGATGGGTCTACAAACTAATGAACAAAAAAGAGGACAGACAGAAAGTCTAAATAATTTTCAAACACAAAATTCAGGTGGGATTAATATATAATGGCTAAGAGAAGAACTACACCAGAGTTGAATTTAGAAAATGAATTACCACAAGTTCTATCACAAGACTTTAATTTATTTTATAAACCACAAGCAGAACCTTTACCTGCTGGACTAGAAAATTTTACAAAAAGTTTAGATAGTTTTGTTAATCAAGGTTTAACTAAAAAAGTTTTAGCTGATGAGAAAAAAGAAAAGAATTTAAATATTGATGAAGCTAGAAAATTAAAAGAAGAAAATAAATTATCTTTTAAAGACGCAGTAGAGAAAGGTATTATTGATAAGAACTCTAATCCTTATCTTATAGAAGCATACAAAGGTTTAGATTTACAAGATAAAGCAAGAAAATTTAAAAAGGATTTATATTTAAAATATAGTGAATTAGGTGTTGATGAAAACCCAAACAAAGACGCTTTCACTCAATTTTATAATAGTCAATTAGAAAAATTTTTTAAAGATAATCAACTAGGATTATTTAATGCTACTGAATTAAATGACAATTTCTTTACAGAAACTGACAAAGTAAGAAATGGTTTAGAAAACATTCACGTACAAAGCCAATTAGAAAAAGTTGGTAAAAGATTTAAAAAAGGTTTTACAGATAAAGTTCTTGATATTCTTGAAAATGGTAAAGGCGATAGTTCTGATAGAAAATTTGAACTTATGGGAGACCAATTAAATAAACTATTACAAGACCACGTAGACGTTAGAAACCCAACAGATTTAAGAGATTATATATTAGAAAGTTTAGATACCTTTATAGAAAACACTAGAGACTTTGATTATGCAGAAGATGTCTTAGATAATCTAATGGATTTTGTTCAAAGTGGTACAGCACCATTCTCAAATATAGGTGCAGTCAAAAACAAAATTGATGGATTAAAAAGTAAACTTGATGATGAGAGAAACGATTTTGATAAAGATAAAGTTGATAACTACAACAATAAAGTAGCTAAAGGTAAAATAGCTATTAGAGAAAAATTAGTAGAAGAATTTAAGAATGATGACTTTAGTTTTTATGAGTTTAGAAAAACTGATGAATTTAAAAATCTTTTACCTGAAGTACAAAAAGAAGCTGAAGATTATTATAATACAAATACAAACAATACTTTTTCTAGTACATCAAGTATTGAAGTATTAACAAATGTTAGAAGTCTTATTGAACAAGGTAAGTTAGATGAAGCTGAAAAATTCTTAGATGAAAATAAAGATTTATTAGCTAAGTCAGATTATCTTAATTTTAAAGATGTTAAAATTCCTAATGCTTTCTTTAGTGGTTCTGACCCATTATTAAAAAGTCCAAGATTTACAGAGTTTATGGTTCTTGCTGAAAAGCATATCTTAAATACTACTGGACAATATAATGTTGGAGACGCTTTCAATAGATTATTTGATTACAAAGATGAAGCTCTTGAATGGCTCAGAGAAAATCCACTAAGTAAATATAACAATAGCAAACTTGAAAGAAAGAAAGCGTTTGAGGGATTTCTAAAAGAACAAGCAAAAGGACTGAACTTATTTCAGACTGAAGTGGAGTACAAACCTGAATAATGGCTATAAGACGTGAAGCACCTAATGGTGTAATTGTAAAATTTCCTGAAGGAACAAAAGAAAAAACAATTCAATCAAATTAAACATCCGACCAGTTTAAACCCCCAACTGCACAAAAAAAAAAAAAAAAAAAAAGAAACTTTTTAACTGATGTGCCATTA